GCCATTGAATAAAAAATAAACTTTTATAAACTTCAATTATAAAATATTAAGGTCAAATGGTAATCAACTGTTGACATAAAGCTCAATTAGTGTTAAATTTTATATATTGCTAACAAGCCCCTTATTGGATAACCTTCGCAGCAATCGCGCAAGAATCAGCCCGCATAAGCGATAACCTGATGGATTGTCTAAATTTTATTTATACAGTTTATTAGGAGATAAATAATGGCTGATCAAATCGATCTGGCTACCGCGAGTCAACTGTTTGACACTATGGTAACCATGCAATATCAAAATAAGAAGCGCTTTGGCGGTACAATTGACGAACGTCACGGCACTTCAGGCACAACTTTAAACGTTCCAGTTTCTGACCTTATTGAAATGAGTCAAGGAAATTTTGCGCCGACTAATATTCCAATTACACCAGTTAACGAGACAAACGTGACAATTGTTGCTGAAGACTATCGGGTTAAAACGGTTGTTGGTGGCGGTCAAAAAACTTTGTTTGCTTATGATAAAGTTACAACCCACGCGAAACTGCATGCTGAAGCAGCAGGTAGAATAGACGATTTTGTTAAGGTAAATGCAATCTTTAGCAACCCAAATTTAGGGCAGATTTACACGGTGCCAGTCAATTCTGGCGTCAACTCGGGTCTAAATAGCACTAAGATGTCGGATGCAGTCAGTTTCCTCGAGGCGCAGGGGATGGACGTTTCAGACTATGCGCTTTGCATGTGGGCGCCAGCTTTGCTTAAAAAATCTATGCAAGCTGATGATCGCATTGTAAACTTTTTTTATAATGATGTTAAACCATTAACAAACAACCGCATTCAAACCTATTTAGATGTTGATTGTCGTTTTGTTGGTGAAAATGGTATTAACAGCATTCCATCGACTGGTGTTGGCCCTGCAACCTATCTTGTGCCAATTGTTCATAAAGATGCAATTGTACAAAGCTATAACCGCGATGTATCAACTAGCATTACATGGGTTCCACAAGAAGATCGTTGGGAATTGTTAACAACCTTTACCTCTGGTGCTGAGATTATTCAGCTTAACGGTTTAGCGTTGATGACTGCACAAGATCCATTTGCTAACAACTAAGGAGTAAATCATGAGTAACTTTGACACATTATCAAACTTGACTGGTGGCACTCCAGGTTTAGCGCCGCGCGTTTTTACTGCTTGTACAGAAGACGATCAATTGACAGTAACTGGCGTTGGTTATGTTGATGATTTAGCCGTTCAAGGTGTTTTAAAAAATACAGACGTATTATATTTAAACACTAGCGCTACTGATATTAATGCAGCTCAACCAGGCATGTATCGTGTATTTTATGACGGGTTAAATTATAACCTTGTTTTAGTCATTTAAAGCGTACAAAGGGGGTCATTGGTTTTTTTATGGAACTAATGATTCCCTTTTTTAGGAGATCCGCATGCTGCCACTTAGCAAGCTAAGCATTGTTAATCAAGTATTGCTAGAAATTGGTAGACTGCCAGTTACTAATATTGACGACAGTCCAGATGCAGAATTAATAAGCGCTAAAGTTGATCTTTTATTACCAGTATTATTGCAAGAAACACACTGGAATTTTGCAATTAAATATCGTGAAGACAGCACACCTTTAACCACACAATTTTCACCCGATTATAACTACACTTACCAACTGCCAGCAGATTTTGGTCATTTATTTAATTGGGGTAATTTTAATAATAATTTTAGTGATCCTGGCGCACAACCATTTTTAATTACTGATGGCTTAATAAATTCCAATAGTCAGCCGATAACTTACTATTACATTGTCAATAATGTTGATCCCGATGCATTAACAATTATGTTTTTTCGCGCCTTGGTTTTATTTACAGCAAGTGACGTTTCATTAGCGCTTACAGAAAATCAAAGTTTAACTTCATATTTGCGACAAAAATATGAAATAGAGAAAGCACGTGCAGTAATGCGCAATGATATGGAATTTTACAAAACTAGTACACCTTACAATGACTATGACAGGATAAGGTTAGTCTAATGGCTACAAGAACAATTAGGCAGACTAGATTTACAATGGGAGAGGTTGACGAAGTCAATTGGAAAAGAACTGACTTTGAAGATTATCTCGCTGCTGCACAATCCTTGTTAAACGTAGAAATAGGTTCAACTGGCCTAGCTAAAAAGCGTCCAGGTTCTAAGACGCTATTAGAAGTCAACGATTATGCCTCTCCCAATTCAAAATTATACGAATTTACAGATAAGTTTGGCAATTTTTATTTAGTGTTAAGCGCTCCATTATTCCTCCATGTCTTTAGCATTTCTGAAAATGAAGTTGAACTTTATCAATCTGTAGCAACTCCATACACTTCTGATCAACTTTTGCAACTAGATTACACAGAAGATAACGACTCGTTAATTTTTACAATTGGCAATAATCAACCTAGCAGACTGTTTATAAGCAGCTATAATCCCGCAGTTTTTGCATTTGAAGCATTGAACATATTCCCATATCCAGCGTATGACTTTGGTCAAATTAATTACGATAATTACACAGTGAGTTTATCGGGCAACACTACGACTGCAACATTTACAATTACTGGTTTAGGCAGCGATCCAGGTTACACCACAGCATGGATTGGTGGCCAGATTATTGGTGGTGGCGACACCTCTGAACAACCTCTTGGTTATGGCATTATTAGTAATGTAGTTCCGTGGAATGGCTCACAAGTAGTATTTACATTAGATGTACGCATTCCCTTTAAAATACCAGGTTCAACAAAGGGCAGTGAATACAGTATTAGACAGCCGAGCTGGTCAAACGACTTAGGCTGGCCGAGAAAAGTAGCTTTTTATCAGAATCGTGTATGGTATGGTAACACTGAAAGTTTGCCTAATTCAGTGTTCGGCAGTCAAATAAACAAGCCTAATAACTTTGATGTTGGGACTGGTGAAGATACCGATGCAATTATATATACATTAGGCCAGACTAATACTGGCGGTATAACCTGGATTAATCCAGGCAAACAACTTGAAATATATACTTCTAACTTTGAGTTTGTAGCGCCACAGGACGTCAACACGGCCTTAACTCCCGAAACCTTTACTATTAGGCAACAAGATGCATTCGGCTCGTCATCTTCTTTAAAGCCTGTTAATTACACTAATGATTCTTACTATGCATCTAAAACTGGTAAAGCGTTTATAAACTTCAGATTTGATGGAATTGGGCAAGCATATACGTCAACAAACATTAGTATTGCTAGCAGTCATTTAATTAAACAACCAAAAAACCGCGCGCTAGTTCGTGGAACAGACTCAAGTCAAGATAATTTTGTATATTTATTAAACGATGATAACACAATAACGTGTTTTCAGTTTGCCTTACAAGGTGGTTTAGCAGCTTTTACACCTTTTGTTTTTGAGGTAGATCAAGACGGCAATAGCATTGTAGACACTCTTGACATTTTTACAATTGATAACGAAGTATATTTGCTTAAATATTACACATTATCAGAAAATTATGTTATTGAGAAATTTCAAGAAAAATACAAACTAGATAGCGTTTTAGATTCAACTATGGACATAAACGGCGAAGTTTTAGGACTGCAATTACTTAATGGTTATACTGTCTCTGTGCTTTTTGATTCTCAAGATTATGGCGAATATCTTGTAGAAGACGGAATGATTCAAGTTTTTAATCCTAATCAAAATTCAGGTCCAGTTGAGGTAGGATTAATCTATCCCTTTGAAGTTAGGACAATGTATATTTATGATGGGCCTAGCAAAAATAATTGGTCAAAACACCTAACAGAAATAAATATAGATTATTATCAAAGCCTTAATTTTTATATTAATGGCAAGCTTGTACCTTATCAAACGTTTGAGAATACACAACAACAATTGCCTCCTGTACCGCAAACAGGAACGGCCACTTTTTATCCAGTTCGCGGTTGGAATAAATACGACACAATTACAATTACTCAAAATGCACCTTTTGATATTCAAATTTTATCAATTGATTATCAAATTGGCGCAGAAATTGTAAGTTAACAATAATTATAGTATGATAATTGCTCAAGGATAAAAATCATGGAGGATTTTTGAATGGGAACTTTTGCAGTAGCATCAGCAGCACTTGGTGCCGCTTCAGTTTTTGAAGCTGTAACCGCTGAAGAACAGATGGAGCAAGCAATTACTCTGCAAGCAAAACAAAAAGAATTGCAACTCACACAACAGAAACTGACCGCATACGATCAAATACAAAAAACATTAAATCGACAGGTAGCACAAGCTACTGTACGAGGGGTAGCATTAGACTCCCCATCATTTAATGCCATTCAAAGAGCAACTTACAACCTTGGTTCTGAACAACTGGCTAATATTAATACTGAAATGGATTTTGTTGATTATAACGAAAAAGCCAGTAAAGCAAACGCAAAAAATGCAATGTACGCCAACATCTTTGGCGGCATAGGACAAAGCGCCATGAGTTTTGCAATGCTTAAAAGTAGCATGCCAACAACACCCGAGGTTTAAAAATGCCAGAATTTGCACAGCTTGGTGGTCAACATCCTGTGTTGGCTACAATTCCTGTTGTTAACAAAGCCGAAGGCACAGAAGTTATGTCAAAACTGTTTGGCAAAATTTCAGAAATTGCCGTCAAAGAAGCAATTAATATTAATAACGATCAATCTAATCAAACACTAATTAGTGCTTCTACACAAACTCAAAATGTCATACATGACACTAAACAACAAATATTAAAAGATCCTGCAAATGCTGCAAGTTATGCCGAAAATAGCGAAAAATTATTGCAGACTATTAGTAACGTACCTTTAAATAAACAAGACCGTAAGAAATTAGAATATTATACAAGCAACGCTAATAACACAATTGGCGATCAAGCTTTTAAAGCTGAATTTGATCAAGAACAAAAAATTCATCAAGCAGCATATTATGAAAATATGCAAGCAAACGTACAACTCCTTGCACAACATATTTCAAGCGGTGATTTTGCGCACGCTGAAAGTTTGATGGAAGATTGGAGAGAAATAAATAAAAAAGCATTACTAACGGGAATAATAACACCTAGCGTTTATTCTAATCAAGAAAAGTTAGTGCAAGGTTATATTGAACGCGCGCAAATAATGCATGATGCATTCGGTCAAACAGATGTAGTGCAGCAAAATGAACATTTAAATACCCCTCTTGTTGCAGCTAATAATTTGCAAGAAAGACCCTTAGAGCCTGGCACTCAGCATCTTTTTAATTATTATCGACATTTGAAAACTACTGATGATTTAAACAACGCAATTGTTAGTGGAAGCCATAACCCAGACGTTATAAAACATTTATTTAATCTGCCCGAGCAACAATTTTTTGATAAATATACACTATGGTCGGGTGCAAATAATATTAATGCAATGATGCAAAGTAATCATAATTTTGCAGAATTAGATCAATTAAAAAAAGATTTAGATAATAGCATAGAACCATTAGATACTTATCAAAAAGGACAGCTAGGAAGATTAAATTTATTATTTAATAAATTGTCTAATGGTGAATACATAGACGTTTTAAATCAAACTGGTGAAGGTGCAAGATTAACTGATAGTTTAAATAAACAATTAGCTGCTATTAATAATGGTATTTATTTTGACTTAAATCCAGAAACAGTAGAACAAAAAAAATCAGAACTCACAAATCAAGCAATGAACCAGTATTACAGTGATATGTATAGTCTTGGTGACACCATGCATATACCCAGACAATATATCAAACCAATGCCTCAGCAAATGATGATTAAAGCTAGTGGAGCTTTTGAAAAAAATGGCAATCCCAGCGATTTAATTAGTACTCTTAAAGGCTTAAATTCAGAAAATCAAGTTCATTTAGCTAAACAATTATCTAATCCTGCACAGTCAGAAATAGCATACACAATAGGCCTTGGAAATAATCATGATATGAAGCCTGAATTTGCTCACAGTGTAATTAAAGCGCAACAGCCAAACGCTTTTGACTCAAAGACATTAAATCAAAGTTCAAAGCATAATACAGATGATTCATCATTAAATTCTAATATATACAATCAACTTGGCAAAACAATAACTTTTTTACAAACACAACCAGACGGTGCAGATAGAATAAATACACTTTTAGAAGTAGGCAGAAATTATGCTAAGTATCAAGCATTTCAGAATCAAGATTTTGATTTTAAAAACAAAAAAACTTATATAAAAGAATTTGCACAGCAAATAAATACAGCATATCAGATTAAGAGCAATGCTATTTTTTCTTACAATCAAAAACAAAATTCACAATTTACAAAAAATGATATATCTCACTCAGCTCAATATTTACTAAATATTGCAAATGATAATTTAAAGAAAAGGGGAGTAGATGTAGATGTGTTTAATGTTAAAAGTAGTTTGCAGTTTACAGTTTTACCAGAAAATATTGCAATTGTTTATGATCAATTTGGAAACACTTATGCTAGCCATCATCTAAATTCAGATTTTGTTCACGCTGCATATGAACACACAAAAGATTTTTATGATGATGAAAATAAACAAGATGAAGCCGTTAGTAAATTAGTTGCGGCTAAGATGGGCAATACAGAACTTTATAAGCCGTTACTGTAGGTATATATGCAAAATATTGATTATAGAGCGACAGAAGAAAGCATTAGCAAGGGTATAGAAGACAATCGATTAGCAGTACCTAGTTTTAGTTATACTGCTGCTGCTAGTTTTACTGATGCATTTTCAGCGCCAATACGTTTACCTTTTCAAACATATAATTATTTTACTGGATCAAATGTTAATGTACCGTTTCAGCACTTTTTAGATACTGCAGCGCAAGCAGAAGAAGAAACACCTTACATGGGTTTTGGACAAAAAACTGTCAACTTTCTAGCTGATGTTGCAGGATTTGGTTTAAACCCTGTTAATTGGTATATCGGAGAAGCGACAATAGCTGGACTTGGTTCTGCTGCTGCTAAAATTGCGCCTTATGTGCCTGAAACAGTCACTGCGCTTGGTAGAACACCTGTAGCTAATTTAATCGGCGAGGGCGCAGCTAAATTTGTATCTGGTAAAACTGTAAATGAAGTTGGTGCAAGAGCTGCACAAAGTTTTGCGGTCGGTGTAACAACGGGATTGCCTTTAGCTTTTGCCGATAGTTATAACTCTGCAACGGGTAAATTTAATATACAAGGCGCTGTAGAGCAAACAGCAGCTTTTGGTGGTTTAGCTTTAGCTATAGACACAGTAGCGCCAGCAATTGGTCATGTTTATGGCAAGATAAGAGGCACAAGCAGAGGGTCGAAAATTGACGTACCTGTGCATGGTCAAGGAACAGCTGATGATCTTGCAGAAATTAAAAAAGCTTATGAAGAAGGTCGTATCACAAAGAGTGAAAATGATTATGCAAATAATTATTTAACTGGTGACTATTCATATAATAAATTAAAAAGTTCAGCAACAGATATTTTACAAGCTGCTGAATATAAAGTCGATTCAGCTACTGGCAAAATACACTTGGAATTGATGAGCAAAGACACAATAGATAATGTTCGCGGTATGCAACTTGATCAAGTAGCTTCTGGCATTCAAGGCGATTTAAAGACCGCAGGCTCTGATTTTATGCAAGCGCACTTGTTAGATGTTTTTAGGTCTAATAACAGTATGATGACTAACGGCATTAAAGGCTATTTGTCTTTTATGGAAAAACGCCTAGCTCAAGAAGAAAGCAATCTTTTTAGACTTCAAAAAGTTATAGATAAATTAAAGCTAGAACACTTTAACCATGATCACCCAATGTCTGAAAAATCTTTGTACAGGATTCTTAAAGCAAATAATTTAAATATTAAAAAGATACCGCATAATTTAACTAAAGAAATCCGAGAGCGAGTCAAACTTGAAAAAAAAGTTGCGAAAATTAAAAAGTCAATTAGCAAAACAAAGCAACAAGCCAAATTAAATCCTGAGTTAGAGGTCAAAATTGCAGAACAAAAAAAATTGCTAGGACAAATCAAATCTCAAATTAAAAAGTTTAGAGCGCCAAAAAAAGAAATTGAGCAGTTAAGAGAACATTTTTTAGGTAAAGAATTACCTGAAAACTTTATGCACACAGAAGAATATCATAGGCTGCAAGACCTTGCAGAAGTTTCAGAAAGCGCAGCGGGTCTATATCATATGGTCAACCTTAAAAATGAGTATGCCATGCAGAAGTCATACCATGATTTAATGGGTCTATTGATGTCTGTAATGGAGTCTGATGTCAAAAGATATTCTGATTTAGACAATCTTGTTAAATACTCTGAACATAGAGCAGAAGCTGCAATGCCTAGAAACAAAGCAGAGGGCGATACAATAGCGCCAGAGCAAATGCGCGTTGCAGGCACAAGACGAGCCTTTGACACTGTGGAGCCAAGAGAGCAAATTGCAGAGCGTGAGCGCATATCAAATGAAGAAGTTTCTGCTGATGATCAAACGATTGACGACAATGAAACGTCTATAAAAAAAGCAGACAGCAAAGATTTAAACAAAGACTTTAAAACAAACAGAAAAAAATATGAACAGTTTAGAAGCATTGAAAAAGAACTTGCAGAATGCATCATAGGGTAAACATATGAGTAAAATTAATGTTAAATGCTTGGCTGGTAAATTAACTGAATTTAGCGAAGAAGAGCTGCAAGAGTATGTTTCAGACATTTTAAGCGAAGCAAAAAATTACGATCAAAACATGGGAAAAGCCAGCATTAGAAAAGCCATGTTGCGAGTAAATAAATCTAGGCGCAGAGCGTTGCTGCAAGAGAATGGTGTACTTGCCAATGACGCTGAAAAACTTTCTAAAATGAAAGCTGCAATAGCTGATAAAACATACACAATGCGTGACTTTTTCGTAAGGTCAACGACTAATAGAGGCTTGGCTAATAATGTTGAAGCCGCGCAAAATGCAGCAAAAGGCAGGTTTTACGACGCTTTTTTTAATGATTTAACTCCAGAAGAAATGCGTTTTTTGCAAAACAAAGAAAACGAGCAAGATATTGCTAGAGCAATTGATGGGCGATCATCAACAGAAGTAGCTAAAAGTATTGCGGAAAAGCATAGAAAACTAATTGAAACTACAAAGTTTGAGCTAGTTTCTTCTAACTCAATGTTGCTAGAAGATTTAAATCAATATCGTGAACTTGGTATACGTCACGATGCTAGCAAAATTTTAAGCGCTGGTAGGTCGCTTGCAAAAGCCGTTATGCGTGCTGAAAAGTATACTACTGATGGCGCAAAAAAACTTTGGATAGATTTTATTAAATCAAAATTAAATTGGGATTTGACATTTAAAGGAACAACTGCCATTGGCGATAATGGTAAAATAATAGAAAGCGAAGTAGACAATATTCTTGAAAACATATTTAACAATATTGTTACACAGAAATCTGAGGTTGTGACAAAGTCTAAGGTTGTCAATGATGAAGAAGTTATGGCCAGGCGCAATAGAATGTTTTTTCATTGGAAAGATGCACAAAGCTGGATGGACTACAATTCAAAGTACGGCAGCGGTGATTATTTTACAGCCGTAATGAACCATATTCAATCTAGCTCAAGACGTGTTGGGTCGGCAGAAATACTAGGCAGCAATCCAATACAAGCTTACAATAATTTAAGAGATTTTCAGCTTAAAGTTAATCCTCAAAAACCATTGTGGCATAAACACACTGAGTTTGCTTTTGAGCAAGTAATCGGCAAAAGCCAGGGAGTCAGCAGTATTACGCTTGCCAATTTTATGTCAAATGTTAGGGCGTTATCTGGTATAGCTAGTCTGGGAAAACTGGCAATTTTATCTTTAAATGACGTAGCAACTGGCGCTGCGTTTGCACAAAGATGGGGCGTTGGTTACTGGAAACCATGGACGACTCATTTAAAAAATTTATTTAATGTTTTGCCAAGCGAAGAACAAAAGTACATAGCACAACAATTTAAAGTTATGACTGACTCTCATATGGGTTACATTGGCAAAATGTTAGATGCTAACAATGTAAGCGATGCTGTCAATAAAATGACCAATGGGTTTTATCGTCGTATCGGAATGCACGCGCTAGATACTGGTAATAAAGTTTCTGCTATGCATGTTATTTCTAAACATTTATTTAACATGAGCGGAAGAAAATTAAATGAACTAAGTGACGAACTGCAAAAACAATTAGCTAAATTTGATTTAAAAGAAAAAGAATGGGATTTGTTGCGCAAAAATAATGAGATGGATTTGTTTACTACTGCAAATGTTGACAAGTTAACTAACGAAGATTTAAAAAGTTTGCGTGAGCCAGGATCAAGAAAATCATTAGAAAACATTAGGAATGATTTGCATCGTAAGGTTTATTCTATATTTGACGTTGCCAGTGAAAATGCTGTGACAAATCCAGGTGCATTTATGCGAGCTATGATGACGCAAGGAACAACAGCAGGAACCTACACTGGAGAACTTTTGCGTTCTGTAATGCAATTTAAGTCATTCCCAATACAGTTCGTTGATAGAGCATTAATACAAGGTTTTCAAAATGCAGATGGCGCTAAAGCTAAAGCATTATTTGCTATGAATATGACATTTATGACATTACCGT